GACGAGATATCCATATTGTGCGTGTTTTGTAAGACCTATCACGAACTGATTAGAGGTAGCCTCTTTAACTACCAAGTTATTCATCATGTTACCTGACAAGACTAGATCAACCTCAGCGCTATCATCATCTCCGCCACGTCTTCTGCTCTCGTGTTTATATTGACGATATCCACCTTTATAAAAGACGCTCTCACCTGTCCTAGAAGGCTCACCACCTTTGGGCGCTAGTCGAGCGCCACGCTTGGAGACATAGATAGCCTTTTTGGAGTACCCCTTGAATGATGAACCATCTGCATCTAGCCCTTTTGAAGTTCTAAGCTTGATCGCCGCTAGTGTGTTGGCGGCTAAACCTGCCATATCTTTAGCGGTCCATAGAACCTTGGGTAGATTGAGAGTGACCTTAGTAGCCATCAGTGCTTCATCCCTCTAACCGGAGTGAAGAAAGCATCAGCCTCGCTCTTATTGTATGAGCGCCATGAAGCCCTAAAGTCTCGATCACTACCGCCCACTCTCCTGAGGTTCTCTTCACCCTCATCAACTACACCATCACCATCTAAGTCTAGGGTGATCGACCTCAACGCTATATCGAGGAGCTCCTTGCATCTAGCTCGCATCTGGTCAGCGGCGTCGAACTGCATATTCATCTCATAGACGCTAGCGGCGGCGCAGTATGCATGAGCGCGCTTGAAGCTCTGCTGATTGAATACCTCATCCTCAGTCACACCATCAGCTATCACATGATCTCTGATGACTAAGATAATCTCATCTAGCGCCGCTTCAATCTGAGGTGCAAAGTCACTCTGTCGACGTGGAACCATATCAGCGAGGTTTGCGAACTGAGCCACCAGCTCATCATGATCTAGGCCAGTGTCAAACGGTCGAGGGGTAACCTTTAATAGACCAGTCTCTACATGATTCCCGCCAACAAGGTCAGCATATTTGATGGTGTATGGATAGACCCCACTAGTGCCTAGCTTAGACGCTAGTATATCCACATAACTCATCGCAAAGTTAAGCGTGGCCGCTGTGGTCAAGTCGAGCTCGCGTGGTAATGGCTCGGCCAATACTGCTGTCGTACCACCCAAGCGAGTCACCTTTACTGCGTAGTAAGTGTCGCGAGTGGTCTTAAGAAAGGCTCTCACTTCATCACGCTCAAGAGTCACACTCACCGCAGAGCTCAGAGTGAGGGTGCGCCGATCATTGGCCACACTCGTAACGGTTGCATCAGTTCGGGACTGGGTGAAGAGCTCATCAGTGAGAGGAGCGCTGAAGCCAACGGTGAGAGTTGGGAATCCGCTGTAAGGTTGTGGAGGTTGCCACACGAAGTGATAGACCTGGCCTTTAACTGCTTTTCTCATGACTTCGCTCCTGTGTTCGCGTCTTTAATGTCACTCGCCGTGGCTCTCTTCAGGTCAGCCGCTTCAATGAATCCCTCAGTCACAGGGCTCCAAGAGTGCCGACAGTTGTAACCACCGCAGGCGATCTTGACCGGCTTGCCTTGGCCGTTATTGAGCTGACTCATCTGCTTCTCATCGACCACGAGATTGATGAGCGCTCGACAGAAGGGCCTAGTGATTCCATCTCTTGGCCCTGTATAAAGATAATGATCAAGGCCAGCGTCAGCAGCTGCTACCGCTGTGACTGATCGCCCATACTCTGAGATCTGCGATTTGATCTCTGTGAGCTGTCGGCCCTCTGCTCTCTCTAGTTGAGTCTCTAAGTCACTCTTAATGATCTCAACAGGTATGGCTAACGTCATAGACCTGAGAGCGCCCTTAACTGCTCTCGTCATGTCAGGCATCAGCACATCTTCAAACACGGCTGATGAAGCTTGTGCTTGGATCAGGTCAAGTTGAGGCATAGCCTGAGGAGATAGGTCAGTGCCAATCACCTCAAGCGATCTCTCAACGCTTGCTCTGATTTTATCAGTTGACTCAATAAAGTCATCGACCGCAAGGCCAAGACCACCCCTCAAAATGAGGTCCATGATTTGCTCATCAGTGAAGCTCATCATAAGGGCTGGATCATTGCTAGTGGCCACCATGGTCATGAGGTCCACTAGACTTTTTCGCGTCCTCTTCAGTGCGAGGATAAAGCCACGCTCGGCCTCAACCTCTGTTCTGAGCTGATCGCGTCTAGCTCTGATGAGACTAGCCACCGGACCACGCTCGCCTTTAACCTGTCGTGTCAGGTCATCAATAGCGAGCTTATCCGCATCTTCTGAGAGATGTATATGGCTAGTCTCAAGCATTTCAAACTCAGGTCAAGCAGTCATTAAGGACGTAACCAAGAGAAGCATCGATCAGCTTGAAGTTGTGGACCTCCTCAGCGTAGACATAGCGTCGAGTTCGGTCTAGTGAGTCATACTGACCAGCGATCATTCCACCATATTCAAGGTTAAGAGCTGCTGTAGGCATCCCCTTAACATTACCGCTCTTCTGAACGATTGCGTCAGAGCCCTTGAGAATACCCATGAAGATTGTCTCACCGTCCCAAATATAAGACTCTGAAGATGTTGCACCTGGAACCGCAGTATCTTGAAGCGCTTGACCTACCAAGATGTTAGGGATGCCGAGCACATCACGAAGCACAGAGATGACAGCCTCATCAGCGAGGATTCGATTACCCGCCGCGATACCGCTGTCACTATCTCCAACATAACCACGAACTTCAGGATTACGAGCCAAGACACGGAACACATTGCGACCCAGAACCATTGTGTCAGGGTTGATCCCATGAGCATTTGCAAAGACTGTATCTTTCAGCTCATGGAGAGTCGTGAGGGGCTCAGCGCCTGTGGCGTCGAACTTGGTAGCCGGTGCTGAGGTGTACCCTGCAAACTCACTAGTTGAGAAGAGGAGATCAGCGGCGCGCTTCTCTTTTGCGAGCTTCATCACGCGCGCTACCTTCTTGGCGATGCGCGCTTCTTCGCTCCCTGGGTACTGAGAGTCGAAGATGTCCTCCATGGCGATACTGTCAGCAGCTGCGTAGATCTTCGCCATGAATGTCTGTGAAGATCGATCAAAGCCACCAATAGTAGCGCGTGAAGATCCAGGAGCGCGCTCGAGGTCGAGGCCAGCGCCAGCGCCCATGAAGTTCCGTGTCTCCTCGAGCAGAATAGTACCTGAGCGCTCAGGGACTTTGATGGTCTCAAAGATCTGATCTGCGATGAGTTGATTGTCAGATGGGACCGCCTCAACGACGAGGTTAGTTAAGATCTGGTCTACTGGATGAAGATTACTATATGAACTAGCCATGTTTAACTACTCCTTAAGATGCAGTGAGAGCCACAGGGCCAGTGAAGATCACATTGATTTGATCACCACTTGCTGCTGAGACTTGGTTGATGTTCGGAAGCATACGCGCCACGGCATAGTTACCTGCGGCCTCATCAAAGGCCACAAGCTTACCGTCTGTGGTAGCCATGAGAAGATTCATGGTCGCTGGTGTTATGTCGCCACCTGCGATAGCTCGTGACTTGCCGAGCACCAAGACCTCAACAGAGTCACCTGCTGAACAAGCGCGCTGAGCGATGCCGACACAGTTAGTCTCATCTTCTGAGGCTGTTACCTGAATCTTTCCAGTAGCCAAAACAGAGACAAGAGCATACTCAGTGATAGCTGAGTTAGCGACGAATGATACAATATTATCAGTATTGGCCATGATTAAACTCCTAATGCCTTAGAATAATAGTCAGGATTCTCGGCGCGGAAAAGGTCGAGCGCCTCAGAGTAGGTTACTTGTTTCTCTTGCTTGAGCTTTAGAACTTGCTCGTTGAGAGTCTGGCGTGAGATCTCCTCACCGCTTGCGCCGTGGCCGATCTCAGCGAGTGGCACAGCTGAAGAGCTAGCGCGCTCAGAGAACATTTGCCAGAACTCAGGCTGAGCGTCTCGCAGGTCCCAAGCTTTACCGGCTACGGTCTGCTCTGCAGGGCTGATCTTTCCTTCGTTGAGAAGGTTGCTCACTGCTTGGTCACGCTTGATGGCGTCACGCTCGGCGGTGAGCTCTGCTAGGCTCTCGCGAAGAAGAGCGACCTCGTTGAGAAGGTTTACATCAGGGGTGATTGATTCACTCATCTTCTGATATCCCATCTTGTTCTTTTCGTCTTCGTCTTCAGCCTTCATCTCAGCTTTATCTTCAGACTTATCTTCAGCCATCTCTTCAACCTTGTCTTCTTCAGACTCGGTTTTGAGGTTGGCCTCATTGTCAGCTTTCATTTCTTTGATCATCTCTTCGAGCTCCTTGACCATCTCATCTTTGGCGACGAGAGCAGCGCGGAGGTCCTCAAGACTCATTGATTCGAGATTGTCCATCTCAAGCCTTTCGTTAAGGGTTACTCGGTCGATGCGGTCGTGAGACTGAGCAGGCCGAGGGGTGAGGGTGATTGCTAACAGTTGGGCTTTACCTATCAGGTCTCCGCCGTTTCTGTCGTGTACATCGCCAGTGATAAACTCAGGGGATGACCACAAGACCCCACCCGCTTCTTTGACCACGGTCAAGCCGCGCTCGTTGTAGGCAGGGACGGCGTACAGGCCATCTTCTCTAAGTTCTAAGTCGACGATTAAGCCGAGAGCGTTGCCACTCTCAGGGGGTGCAGGGGGTCCACCGTTAAAGGGTGATGTGGCGTGTTGCCAGTCGATGATAACGGGGTCCGCGTCCTTGCGCTCTCGGTACACTCTGAGCATCTCAGAGAGCATATCTACATCTATCTCTTTACCGATTGACTCACCGCTCATGCGTGAGCTCACCTGACCAAGAGAGAGCGTCTTGAATGGTCGACCGATGGTAAGCCCATCAGGTACATCATAGCTGGGAGCCTCTGAGAGTTGGAGAGCTTCACCATAAGCCCTGAGTGATTGACTCTTCTTGTCTGCTGAATCCATCTGTTTAACTACCTTTCGCGCCCATGCATAGCCGGCATCACCGCCCCAACCTTGCCAAGCCTGCCAGCCCTTCCCTTGGTCATCCCAGGTTGAGCCTTGCTTGTCGATCTCATGGCGTGTGAAGTAAGCGAGCATGCGCTTGACGGTATCGGGTGAGAGTTGCTTACCTGCCTTAAGGTCACGCGCCCGAGCGATTCCAACGGGGGTCATTCCTCGCTGTGACTCAGGCTTATCAGCTCTGACTTCAAGCGCTCGCTTGGCTGCGTCTCTAGCGCCCTGAGGTGGGGTGAAGTCAATATGAGAATACTTGTCAGGTATCGCCATTAACTCAGCCTTTGCTTCAGACTCTCGGCGTTGAGGGTGACCTTTAGGGAGTAAGTCAAGATCACCGGTATAAGCTTTCTTGCGCTGACCTGTAGCGACGAGCTTAAGGAAGGTGCGCACACGAGCAAGCGCCCAACCATTGCGAGTCATCCCCGGTCGATGGCTAACACTGAAAGCACCCGCGCCACGTCGAAAGACGGCCTTGAGTGTTCCGAGATCGACGCGCCGAGATGCTTTCTTGAATCGTGCGTTATGGGTGTCACGCATATTCTCAAGGGCTTTGGTCGCCTGCTCACCAATCTCAATACCACCACGAGCGCCACTAGCTGAGCCCTCAGGATTCTTGGCGCTACCTGTGCGCTGATCCTTCTTAGGCGCTGGCGTCTGTGCTTTGGTGCGCTTACGCTTTGCCATGCTCACGCCTCCTCTTGATGAGCTGCTCAGTCAATGCGCTGACTGATCCACCGCCACCTACTGATGAAACTCTCATGAGAGGTGATCTCTCAGCTTCCTCAGGCAATACACCAGCGCCGAGACGCTCTCTGATTGCTCTCTCTAGCTCATCATCAGGAGTCAGAAGGCCGGACTGTACGAGACCAGGGAGCATACCAAGAGAGTCAGCGAGATCATCAGTATCAAGACCAGTGTGAACAAGGCGAGGCAGCTTTGACGGGTCAACGCATCCATAGTTCCACCTGATCAATCTTCCGATAGTTCCACCGCCACGACGGTCAACACCACTCACAGCGCTAGCGACTAGATCACATAGATTGATCGCTGCACGTCGGAACACTGAGAGGTGAATCTCTCCAACAGATCGAGCACCGGTCTCGGTGTTTCCGAGGTCTGCAAACTGAGTTAGAAAAGCGGCTGCGATCTGAGAGTCACACTTAGTGATGATATTGATTGGCCCATCTGCATAGAGGTTAGGGGTTGCCGCGTAAGTGTCAAACTTAACGGCGGCGTTCTCTACTAGATAGCTCTGCTCAGCAGAGATGAAAGCCTGAGCTTGTCCCTCTGCATCATCTATCATGGCGTCGATATCACCATCACTTAACCCGAGCGCCTCAGCTTGTGAGCGATCAACCACCACCTTAGGAGATGGAACCGCCCAACGGTCGAGACCAACACACATCAGGTTACTCACCCGTTGCTTAGTTCTCCACCACCACCATACAGGCCGAAGCATCCCCACGCCCTCAAAGTTTGAACCGGTCTTATTGAGGGTGAGGAGCAAGAGCTTGTTTGCTGGGATAGGCTCAGGAGTGTATGTAATACCAACCGTGTTCTGGATCACTCCATCGAGTTGTTGAGCGTCTCGACTCAGCCACTTCTGATGCGCGCTTGGCTCGCGGTCTGCGTAGTGAGAGAGCCAAACCTTGACTGAGCCTTTAGAGTCTGGCCCTACCTTGTAGATCTCCTCAGCGTATCGATAGCCGAGGGGTACAAACTCAAAGAGGTAGGCGAGTTG